AAAAGATGAGATGAAAAAGATATTGGGTAAATCCCCTGACTTATCTGATGCATTGATGATGAGAATGTATTATGAAATTAAAAACCTGAAAAGCACAGGTCGTTACGCAATTGCTTTTGTATAGTATGATAAAATTTAGAATAGAAGAACAAGAATTTACAATACCTGATTATTTAAGTATTGGTGATTACGTTAAGATATACAAGGTAAAAGATTTATTTACAGAAGATTACTTTGCAGCAAAGTTATTGAATATAGTTTCCAATGCACCATTAGACTTATTGTTGGATTCAGAATATAACGAGATTGAATATTTAGCGTATCACGTTTTATCAAAAATGTCAAACCCTGATAAAACATTCCACGATAGATTTGAATTAGATGGGATTCATTATGGTTTCTTTCCAAATTGGAAGGACCTAACCTTTGCTGAGTTTGTGGATATGGATACCATTTCAAGTAAACCACCAGAAGAATTATTGGAAATGTTACACGTTTTAGCTGCGGTAATGTATAGACCAATCGTTGAACAAACATCAGAACACGACTTCAAGATTGAGGAATACAATTTGGAAAGTCTCAAGAAACGAGCTGACCTATTCAAACAGAAGTTAGATATTAAGTACATAATCGGTGCACAGTTTTTTTTTATCAAGTTCGCAAAGAGATATTTAGATTATTCCCAGCAATATTCGATGCCGACCTTATCGATATGGAAACAGATGAAGTGGATATGGCATATGTGGAGGATGATTTACAAAATTCGTTCCAGAAAACCTACGGATGGTTCCTCGTGGTCAACCGAATTGCGGAAAATGATTTTACTAAGCACGAATACATCTTCAAGAAAAACATCATAGAAGTTCTCAATCAGTTATCGTTTTTGATACAATATGATAAGGAACAGGAAAGGTTGACCAAGAATGCTATGAATAAAATTTCATAACACATTCTCAATAATTTTATATTTAATGATAGGATGAATACAAGTTCAATTAATTATAAACAGATTTTAGCCGACTTAGGGTCAATCGCTTATCGTCACCCACAGATTAAATCTTTTGGGTTCGGTGACCTTGCACAATGTACAAATGATTTAACAACCAAGCAGGAACCCGAATATGCAAGAATGTACGTTGTCCCTGGTGAGGTTAAGTTGAACGAAAACCATCTACATTATCGTTTTTCCGTTATTGTAATGGATAAGGTTGAGGATGACCAATCCAATCAATCTGATGTGATGTCAGATACTTTGAGAACGATTATGGACATTTGGACCATCTTATTACAATCATATACCCCATCACAGGGTAATTTTAGTTTTGATTTGATTGTAGATGAAGACCCTGATGTATTTCCTTTCATTGAAAGATTTGAAACAATCTTGGGTGGATGGACATTAAACCTAACATTCCAAGTTGCGTTTGATTACAACAGTTGTACACCACCTGTAATAGATAATTTTCAATTTCCTGAAGATGAACAATACAATAGTTACAAATATGTATTGAGTCAATTTGAGGACTTTGCTGATAAACACTTACAGGTTAATTCATACGGATTTGGAGATGTAGAACAATTAACTAACGACATAATAACCAAACAAGAACCATTATACCCACGTATGTATGTGTTACCTGACAGTACACATTTTCATACAGGAAACATTCATTTAGGATTTAAGGTATTCTTTGTAGATAAGTTAAACAACGATATTTCAAATTTTGGTGATGTATTATCAGACCAATTGGAAATTGTTAAAGACTTCTTTGCTAAGTTATATCTTTCAGACTTTGAAGCGGGTTGGGATGCAACTGTTCAACCATTCTATGAAAAGACAGAAACAATCTTATCAGGATGGATAATTGACTTTCACTTCGTACAGAAGTATAGTTATGACAGATGTGTTCTTCCTGAATTACCGTTTACCGCAGGACTTACGTGGGCTGAGGTTGCTGAGTTGTGGAAGAACGTATCAAAAGATTGGAAGAACGTATAAAACAAAAAATATTATATATATAAAATATGGGACAACTTACGAATCTATATGTATCAGAATCATATCAAGGTTTATTAAAACTTACAGATAGTACCACAGGATTAACACCAACATTACAAACCGTTCAAGATGGTTTGGGTGGGAATAGTCCATTACAAATAAGTAGAACACAGGTAAACATATCTGGTACCTTTACTGTAAACGGTGCACCTGTTGGTGGTGCTGATACAGGTTCATTAATGAAAACAGGTAGTGTTGCGGGTAATGTTTTAACTTTCACAAAGGGTGATGGTTCAACATTTAATTTATCAGTAACGAGTTCAGTACCATCAGGAACTATATCAGGTTCTCAACAAATAATTGACTTAGGATTCTTACAAACAAGTTCCTTTAATTCATATACAAGTTCAAATGATAGCAAGGTTAATAGTCTTATCGCTAGCACTGGTTCTTATGCTACTACTTCATCGCTTACTTCGCTTTCGCAAAGTATAGCAACAACTGATTTAAGTCAGAATAATAGATTGACTGCGTTAGAAGGTGTTACTGGTTCAATCAATAGAAATGGTTTAATTACCACAGGTTCTATTGGTGGTAGTCAATCAATCACAGGAAGTTTAAATGTTGAAGGTACAATCAGTGCCACATCAGCATCGTTCACATACGTAAACACAGTTTATGAAACCGCTTCAGTAATCTACTCAAGTGGTTCAAACCAATTAGGTGACGCAGCAGATGATACACAAACATTATGGGGTGCAGTTAGATTACCATCAGGTCAATTATCTGTAACAGGTAGTGTAAGAATAACTGAAAGTGGAAGTGCATTTGGTGATGCATTATTAATCACATCAGGTAATTTAAGAGTAGATAATATTTCAAACTACGGTCCTGACTTAAATATATCAGCACTTGCTGGTGGAGATTTAAATCTTAATGGTTGGAACAACTCAATAAAACTTAAAGGTTTTGGTGGTGGAAATATTATAAGTATTAATGGTAATACAGAACTTACAGGGGCATTACAAGTAACAGGTGGTATTACTGGTTCATTACAAGGGACCGCATCATACGCAACACAAGCGTTGTCAGCAAGTTATGCACCAACAGTATTACCAAATGGTGTAATTTCAGGTTCACAACAAATAGTTGATTTAGGATTTGCAACAACAGGTTCAGTAAATCAAAAATTAGACACAGGTTCATTCAACTCTTATACATCATCAAATGATGGTAAGGTTAATTCTTTGATTGCAGCAACAAGTTCTTATGTAACAGAAGCTGAGAGTGGTTCATTTATGACCACAGGTAGTGTAGCAGGAAACGTTCTTACTTTTACAAAAGGAGATGGAACAACTTTTAACTTAACAGTTAATACAGGTTCAGCAGCTTCAATCAACACAGGTTCTTTTGCAACCACAGGTTCAAATATATTCAGAGGTAGTCAAGTTATTTCAGGTTCCTTAATTGGAAATAGTCTAAATAACGGAATGATTTTTATTAGTTCTGAAGCTTATAATTCAGGTTCTGTTAAAGCGAACATATCAGCATCAGCAGCAATATCACAATCAAATATATTCTTTGGTGGTACAGCAGGACCTGCAACAGCAAACTTAACAGGTTCAATTGTCATATCAGGTTCCAATAATATTTTTATGGGTGGACCAAGACCAAGTTCAATTGCAGTAGGAACTTATGGTTATAGTAATGGTAATCTAAATATTCAAGCAGGTGCACAAACTTTAAATACCGCATCTGTTTATAGACCAAACACAAACTCCAATATTAATATGTCATCTATTGCGATGGCGTTTACATCAGGAGCGTTATTAACACCAAATATTAATAATAATGGTGTTTTCAATTCGGTAGCTATTAACCATCAGAGTGGTTCTATGAACTATTTGAATAACATTAATAATGGTGCAGTAATATCTAATGCTAACAACATTCAATTACCACTCTTAACAACATTTCAACAAAACTATTTTGGAGCGGCAACAAATACTATAAACCACATTAGTTCATCTGTAACGATGACAGGTAACTTAACTAATGGTGGTTCATTAACCGTGACTAACTTGGTATCAAGTTCAGTATCAGGAATGGTTAATGGTTTATCTTTAAATAATAATATTATTGGTGGTAATGCAGTTGGTATTTGGGTATCAGGTTCAAATCCTACAAATAGAAGAACTGTAACAGGTAACTTATTAGGTGGTGGTGCATTATCTGTAACCGCATCAGCAGTAGGTTCTGAATTTTCAAGTTTACAAAACTCAGTTGTTTGGGGACAAAACTTAATTGTTTCAGGAACACATCCAGCAAATGCGTTCGGTGGTACTGCAATCTTCGGTAGATATAACGACGCAACAAGTTTACATCAATCACAAGAGATAGTATTTGCAGTAGGTACAGGTACAGGAACTGGTGCAAGAAGAACAGGATTTTGGATTACATCAGGTTCATTAGTAAACGTATCAGGTTCATTAATTGTATCAGGTGGATTGAATGTATCAGGTGGTATCACAGGTGCAATTGAAATACCAAATTTTGTAATCACAACAGGTTCAATTGCAGCAACACAAAATATTACAGGTAGTGTATTAATATCAGGTTCATCACCATTAAGAGTTGGTACATCAAGTAATGAAGGTGTAATTAGGACATTAGGTGGTTCAAACTGGTTATATAGAAATACAGATACATACAACACAGTTGTTGGTAACGTTCAAGGTTTAAATGGTGGATTCTTTGCAGGTTCTGAAAAGAATATGGTGTTTAACGGATTCTTCTCACCATTTGCCACAGGTTCTAATAACTCAATTATTCAAGGTGCGGGTGATGACTTTATATCAGGTTCAGGTAACATTTTTATCGGTTCACATAATGGTCACGCAGGTGGTTCTAAAAACCTTTTATTAGGTGCGACATCTTATTCATCAGGTTCAGTATTTGATGATAAATTTGAATTAGGTACACAAGCATCATCAAGAATATTCCATAAACAAGGAACAGACCCATTACAAATTGGTGATGATACACAAGTAACAGGTTCATTAAGAGTAAGTAATTTACCAACATCAACAGGTTCATTTGTGGTGACTACAGATAATAATGGTGCATTAACTAAAGCACCATTTAGTGAAGTAGCGGCAGTATTATTCAGTCAAGGACAATTTGCACAGACAGGAACATTAACCGCAGCGTCAGGTGTATCAGGTTCAGTATCATATGATATATCAGGAAGTGTGAATGGTATTACATTAGTAAGTGGTTCAAGATTAACGATACCAACTGATGGTGTGTATAACATTCAATTCTCAGCACAATGGGATTGTGCATCAGGTGCTGACACAGGATGGGCTTGGTTTAAAAAGAACGGTTCAAACATATCTAATAGCAACACAAAAGTAGTGATGCCAAATAACACATCACAAGTTATGACAGTTAATATTCTTGAAACAGCAGTTGTTGGTGATTACTATGAGGTTGCTTGGCAGAATAATGGTGGTCACGCAAGATTATTAGGTGAAGCCGCATCAGGAAACTTACCAGCAATACCATCGGTAATAACAACAATAACACAAGTAAGATAATATGGACTTACAAAGGATAGCACCAATTATTGAAGAGATACTCAAAAAAACGTTAGAACAAAAACGTTACCCATTTGGGTTTGCAAAATTCAGAGGTGTTGGAAATAAGGTAGCGTCAGGTAAGTTAAGAGATAGTATCCAAGTGAATATAAAACAATCACAAGGTGAAACTGTAATTCAAGTATTAGCTGAGGAATATTCTAAGTGGGTTCAATCAGGAAGATTGCCAGGAAAGAAAGGAGTTCCGATTGATGTGTTAGAAAAATGGATTATATCAAGAGGATTGACAGGAAGAGATAAGAGAGGAAGATTTATAAAAAGAAGAAGTTTTGCGTTTGCAATACAAAATAATATAAAGAAGTTTGGAATAAGACCATCCAATTTTTTAGATGTTGCATTAGAAATGATTGGGGATGACCCAAGAATAATGGAACTATTAGAGAACGAGTCTTATGATGATTTAATTAATTTAATAGAAGGAATATGAATTTTGGTTATCCACAATTATATAGTAATTTTCTTAATAGTAACACTCAAATTAGAAGAAGTACCGATATGGTTTACCAAAGAGGTGGAACCTATGGAATTACTTTAACAGGTGATACTTACGTACCATCAATGGAATTAGATGTTGATTTATATGGTAATGGTACAAAGGTTGGTAGAATGAGTTTAGTACCATATCAGGTTACACAATCTGGTTCAACCTATACATATAATTTCAATTTGAGAGCGTACGACTATATGTCAAACTTTATTCAATCACAACATTATACTTACTATTGGTTGAATGATTGGTATAGTACAACAGAACAAATCAATTGGAATAATCCATATCCTAATATTATTCAAGCGAACTTTAAATATGGTTATAGATATATAACAGGTCAAACAGAAACTGTACTTGAACCTACATATCAAACTTTTGGTGAACCTGTAAACAATTATGTTCATTATACTGACATTCCAACTTGCACGACTGATATTACATTCAGTCCATCAGGATTTACAAACACAGGTAATCTATTTGATTATGTTGGTGGTTCATTCCAAATGGGAAGGGATAAATATATTCTACCAAACTTTGACCAAGAATTAGGAACTGTTATAGGAACAGGATTAACTGTTAATACAGTAGATGTGTACAGAAGATTATCTCCGATGTCACAGTATTTGATGGACTATCCAACAGTACCTGAACAAAGTGAAACGGCTAGATTCCTAACTGATGCACCAAGAATCCAATATATACAATCCGATGAAAATTACGTATTATATTATTTAAACGGACAAACAGGAGATAGACAAGTGATAGAGGCAGACTACGCAGTATTTGAATTTTATGATGAAAGTAATACGATGGTTAGTTATTTTCAACAACAATTGAATTTTAGTGGTACAACTTATGCGTCACCAACAGGTTTCACAAATACATTAAGACCATTTGCGTTACCTTGTGGACCAGCTGATATAACAAATATATTTTCTAATATAAATTGGGATGATGTTGCATATTATAGAGTACAATTATGTTACGCTTATCCTACAAATAAATCTGCAAGAGTATTATCAGGACCAATTGGACCTGTATCAGAAGAGTTCTTCTTTTATCTGTATAATAATTGTGCACCTGAAAATACAAGACTTGCGTGGATGAACGCGAGAGGTGGGTATGATTATTTTACATTTGTATCTTACAGACAAGATACCAAAAAAATAAGTGCACAAACTTACGATAGTAGATACTATTCAACAGACTTACAAGGACCTGATAGAGATTATGGTAGAAGTACAAAGACATTCTCAACAGATGTTAATAGAGAGATTATATTGGAAAGTGATTACCTAACAGTACAACAAGGTGAATGGTTACAACAATTGTTTTATTCACCACAAGTATATGAAGTACGACCTGATTTTATTTCACCAATGGATAGACAAGATAAGGTTTATAAAGATTTAAGACCTGTTCAAGTATTATCAACAGAAGTTGAAACGATTACCAAGAAACATAGAAAACTTAATAAATATAGAATAACGTTAAAATACGCTGATAGCTATTTCGTAAATAGAGGATTTTAATATATGTCACAACAACAAACCGTATTAAGGGTCTTAACAAATATTCCAAGTAATATATCAGGTACTACT